GAAATTTTAAAAAAAATAAAAAAATTTATTGTTGTTGACTAATCGCAATAAACGATGTAAAGGTACTTGCTCCTGATACGAGAGTCACCGATCCTGACGTGCTGCTAAATGTCGAACAAACCGTTCCCGCATTCTCTTGAGCCCAAACCACTCCGTTGATTTTTTTACCAATGATGTCCTGGATACCCAAAACGTCCCCTACTGAAGATGACGCGTGTTCAATTACTCCTACCCACATGTCCCCTAAAGGGTTTGCAACAACTGTTCCGCTTGTTATATCTGCCATTCTGATTTACCTCTTAAGCTAGTGCGGTTCTTTGAACCATCGCACTTTCAAATGTTACAACTAAAGCACCATACCATTTCAGGTAATACTTCTCGCTGTCGTTGATCTTTGCCACGTTGTTGAAACTGATATCTTGAAGAACTGCTAAAAATACATATCTTGTATCTAAGTACAGAATTCTTCTTGATCCAGCAGTTGTTGGCATGTATCTATCTTTAATGATTAATACGCCATCAATCATGAATGCATCAGGAATTCCAAAATCCATCATCCCGCTAGGTTTCTCTACGTTCCGTTGGAAATCTTGCAAAATTCCTTTCAAGT